CACCGTGCCATGCCTCGCCCGGCCATGTGCGTGCCTGGAGCGGCTCTGACACCCCTCCAGGCTCCCTGCCCTGCCCTACCGGACCATGCTGAGCCGTGCCGGGCCGTGCCTAGCCGGGCCTTAGTCCTGCTGGCTGATCTGCTCGTCGTCGGGACCGGGGCGGTCCACTCGACGGCGCAGTTCTTCGACCTCGGCCCGCAGGGTGTCGAGATCGGTGCCCTCGGCCTTCGTCTCCTTCAACACCTTGACCTCACGCTTCACCAGTTGAAGCTGGCGCTTGGTCGATTTCATGGCGCTCTCCAGGATGCTCATGCGGTTGAGCATCTGGTCTTGTTCGGCCTTCTCAGCCGCCGTCTTCGGCGCACCGGAGGCGATCGCCCGTTTCTGACCACGGACCTGCTTGATGGCCCGCTTGGCCCGCTGCTGGCTGACGCCCTTCACCTCGTTCCAGTCGGCCACGTAGCGGTAGCCCATCTTGCGGACGTTGCGGAAGGTGCCTCGGCCCAGCTTCTCGAAGCGACGGAGAGCGATGATGAACGGGCCTCGGTCATCAAGGAACTCCCGACCGAGAAGTTGTGACAACTCTTCGTACGTGACCACGTCGCCGTTCTCCATGTCACACAGGTGGCCGTAGACGAGCGTGGCCTGCGACTGGTCGTTCTTCGGGTTGAACCAGGAGTTCTCGCCGTGCGTCTCTGCCAGCGTCGCCATCAGTCCAACACCTCGACGGAGTAGCGCCCACGGCGGAAGCCCTTGGTCCTGCCGTCACCGATGCCCTTGTACTTGCCCGCCGCCACTGCCGACAGCAGCACTTCCTGGCGGGAGATCAGTTCGGGATCGAAGGTGAGCGAGAAGTTGATCATCCAGGGGTCGGGCTGGATGGGGAACGAAGGCCGGGTGATGGGCACTCGGGAGCCGGTGCGAGGGGGCACTCGACCCATCACGGTGAGGGCCAGTCCGGCTTTCAGGAGATCCTCGGCCGAGCCGAACTTGGCCGAGTACGGATCGATGAGGCAGCGCTCCGTGTAGTCGAGGACGGCGTCATCGAGCTTCCCGCCAAGACCTCGTGCGACCCGCACGGCGCCCTCGGACCACGAGCGCAGGATGTTGTAGCCGGGGAAGTACAGGCCTCCGTCGTCCCAGTAGAGGCTGCCCAGGTAGCTGAGGCGGGCGCTCTGATCCTCGAACTCTTCGGCCGTCATGGTCTTCTTGCGGCCCTGGAGTTCCTTCTTCTCCTTCACGAACTCGTTGGCGGGGTCGGCCATCTGCACGTTGTGCATCAGGAGCGAGGTGATCCCGACGAGACGGACGGAGACAGTCTCCGCTGCGTCCCAGGTGGTCACCTCATCGGTAGCAATGGGTGTCTTCTTGCGTTGTGCCATGGCGGGGCACGGTAGAAGAACTAGAAGAAGAATGACAAGCGGTTCGGAAACTTCGCTTGGACCAGGACAAACGTGACCCATTTGTTGTGTAAACAGAGCCACGGACGCTGTCTTATTGATCTATGGCCTTGACGCAATGTTCGGAATCTTGGTAGAACCCAGGGACAAGGCGAGGCTCGTCTGGGCCGGGTGCGGCGCTGTTCGGCTGGGTCTGGTTTGGCGAGGCCAGGCCAGGTGCGGCAAGACAAGGCAAGGGATCGAGGGAGCTTCGGCTCCCCCGGTCATATTCCTCCCGGGAGGAGTTAGAAGATGCGGAGGGCGGGGCTACCAAGCTCCTCCCTCGCCTTCCACCAAGCGAGCGTGCAGGCCACCAACGGGCTGATGTCCGACCGGCTCCGCTTCCGTGACCAGCGCCATGCGTCCCCTGACCCCAACTTGGTCGCCGCCCTCATGGCGGCGGTCAGGAAGGCGTCCTGGCGGATCACCACCCGCAGGTCCACCACGGCGTCGTAGAAGGCCTGACTGGCGATCGTCATCTCCCGATGTTTCAGCATCTCGGGGGCCTCGACCAGATCCTGCTCCAAGGTTGCTGCGGGGCCGGTGCCATCCACGAGCACACCGGAGATGTTGTGCTCCGCTCGTAGCTGCTCCACCCGCCCGGGCAGCCACTCGACACCGGGCCGGTAGTCGAGCAGCCGCAGGCTGACCTTCGTGCCGTCCTCGTTCGCTCCTGCGGCCACGATCGAGGCCTGGGTGCGCTCTGGGTTGATGTCACAACACAGCCACCACGGCTCGTCGAGGGTCGGTTCTGTCTCGTTCACCAGCAGCCACACGCCCCACGGGATCGCTGTGTCAACACCGGCCTCGATCCAGCGGTTCAGGTACGAGCGCTCGAAGTCCTCGGGTTTCAACGTCGCCTTGTCGGCGGCGATGCGCTCCTCGGTGACGGTGTGGCCCAGCGTCGGGATGCAGCCCCACCACGTTCGAGGATCGTCAGGGTCCTGTCCATCTTCGGCCGACCACTCGAAGTAGGCGATGCCGTTGCGGTCGCCGTTGGCCACCGCCCGCCTGCCCATCTCGACATGCCGACGTAAGAGGATCGAATCCTCGGTGCCTGCTGTTGACACAATCCAAAGCTGGGCGTCTCTGGTCATCATGGCCGGGCGCATTGCTGTGATAACAGACTCGTCGGAGAATGACCACGCCTCATCGATCACGCCGAGGTCCAGAGTGTCACCGTGGCCCTTCTTGGGGATGGGCGGCACCGGCCGATGACGGGACCCGCTCTTCCAGCGGACGACCTCGGTGCCGTTGGCCCGCCGAGGTGTGGTCTTCATCTGTCTGCGGAAGAAGGCCCGGCTCTCCAAATCCTCGATGCTCTCTAACCATTTGACTCTCGCATCGAGTCCGGACTGCGCCGTGGAGATGATCAGCGATCGTGGTCGGGCTAGGCCCCACCACGTTGTGAGCACACGAGTCGTTTGTGTCTTACCGCCCTGACGAGGGACTGTTAATACAACAGTGCGATAACAGAATCCTTGCTCGTCAACTTCGAGAGCCGTGTCCCATACCTGCTGTTGGTGCGGCATGGGGGGAAGTGACATCCGATTGGCCACCTCGGTGAGCCGGGGGCCGAATGTCGGGCGTCTACTCCTCGGCGTCGCCACCCTCGGCGGACAATGCCGGGGTGCCGTACCGTTCAAGCTCGTCTTCGTCATCGGGGTCCTCGGGTGCGGGTGGTGTCGCCTTCGATTGGTGATCGAGCAACCATGCCGCCGCTCTCCAACTGTCTCGGGTCTGGGCCTGGGCGACTTCACGTACGACGGCCACCATGGCCGACTCGGCTTCGGCCTCGGCCCGAGCCAACGCCGTGGCGAAGTCAGCGAACGGGCGGCGTGCTCGCACCACTGCCTTCCCCCGTGCTCTGGCCACCAACGTGGTGCCCTGCATCGACCAGCGCATCACCTCGTTGGGGTCGAGGGTGGCGGTGAGAGCGGCAGTGACCAGCGTGTTGCCTTCCCGGATGGACTCCAGGAAGGCACCCACGGGCGTGACGGTGGGCCAACCGTCTGACCAGCCCAACTCTAGGAGCCGGGGTACCACTCGGGCGCTCATCGGCCTCCTTTGTGCGGTGACAATCCCCTGGTTGTGCCCGATTGTGCCAGCATGGAGGTCCGTGACGAAGCGTTCGCTAGTCCGAGCACGGCCAGCGGCGAAGTCGTTGACCCAAGGAACGGGCACTGGGTGGCCCAGCAGCGGGTGGTCACGGCCCGGTTCGTTCGCCATCGGCGGTGGTGGGCCGACCGCTTCGTTGATGAGCACGGACATGATCGGTTGGCCCACTCGGGACGCCTCGCCCACCTCCGGTGATGTACTCGGGCTTCCGGCGTTTAGCCGGGGGAAGAACTTGATCGGTGGCTCTATCTCGCAGATGCCGTTGGTCGATCGCAAGGACGACGGCACCACGTGGGGCGTGAATGCGATCTTGGATGATCCATGGCCGGTGATGGGCCGTAGCGAGTGGATCAGCTACCAAACCGACGCAATCATCATGCTCGGTGACGCAATGGCGATCCCCGCCGACTTCGACTTCGAGGGTTATCCCCGCCAACTCGTGCCCATCGATCCTCGGGCCGTGCAGGTCTATCTGTCGAACGGGCAGGTGCTCTATGACCTGTACACCGATCTTGGTGTCATAACACTGACCCGATCGCAGATCTGGCACGCCAAAGGACTCACGCTCACCAGCGACGGCCTTCGTGGCATCGGTGTCGTAGCGCAGTTCCGCATGGCCCTCGGCTTGGGTCAGGCGTTGCTGCGCTACGGCGTTTCGGCGTTCTCGGCCGGTGTGCCCAGCGGTGTGATCAAGATCAACCTGCGCAACGTGAAGCAGGAGACGGCCGATCAGGTGAAGGCCGACTGGATGCAGATGTTCCGGGACCGCTCCCCCGCCGTGTTGTCACAGTTGATGGATTTCACGCCGATCTCGTGGTCGCCGCTCGATGCGCAGTTCCTGGAGAACCGCAGGTTCAACATCGCAGAGATCGCCTACACGCTGAACCTCGATCCAATGGACCTGGACGCCACGGCCGGTAGCTCGATGACGTATGCGAACCGGGAGCAGCGGGCCTACGAGCGCCTGCTCACCAGCATCGGTCCGTACCTGGACCGCTTCCAGCAGGCGTACCGCTTCCTGGTGCCCCGAGGGCACTTCCCCACGTTCGACCGCTCCACCATGTTGTGGGCTGATTCGATGACCCGGGCGCAGGTCCAGCAGATCCAGTTGGCGACCGGCGTCCGCACGCTCAACGAGTGCCGCTCGCAGGAGCAGTTGCCGCTCTACGGAGCTTGGGCCGATGAGCCGTGGGCGCAGCCGCCATCCGCACTGCCGCCGCCCGTTCCCGGTGCCTCGCCCGCTCAGCTTCCGTCGCCGCAGGATGCAGGAGCCAGCACGTCGGCCGAACCGGCCGGGTCCGGCGCTCCCCCGCCTGCGGCCCCGGCGCTCACGGGTGGCGTCGGTCGTACCGTGGCGGTGCCCGCTCACAGCCGTCGCCCACCCGTGCGCTCAGGAGGTGCATGACCATGACGATCCTCGAAGTCTGCCGCTCGATGCCCCTGGACGCCACGGAGGTGGACGTGGTCGGCCGACGCCTCGACGGCATGGCCTTCGCCTGGGATCGGCTGTACAAAGTCACGGACGACGGCGGGCGCACGTTCTACGACGAGGGCTTCCGGCGTGGTGCCGCCACGCAGACGTTGCGGGCACGGCGCAACACCTTCGAGCTTCGAGACGAGCACTTCGATGACCGAGTGGGGCTGGTTGGCTTCGCTGAGGCCGAGGACGGCCTCGTCTTCTCGGCCACGATGGATGCCACGCCCGAGGGGGACCGTGAGCTTGATCTGTTGCGAGCCAACCAGAAGACGGGCGTCTCGATCCGCTACGGCATCGTGCGCAATCAGCCCCGCTCAGGCCCACCGTGGTGGCGCTCGCAGATCGAGTTGAGAGAACTCAGCCTGACCCGCACGCCGCAGTACGGCGACGCCAAGGTGCTCGCTATTCGCAGCGGTCCGCCCGAGGTGCCGACGTTCGTGCGCCCCGAGGGAATCGATGACCTGTTGGGGTACGAGATTCCGTCTCTGTAGGGTCGTTGGTCTAGGTGAGGCAGGGTTCAGCGGGGCACCGCTGGGCTAGGCGTGGCAAGGCAATGCAGGGCTTGGGAGAGGGAGCTTCGGCTCCCTCTCGACGTTTCGGCCATGCACCTGTCATAGTGTGCGCACCTGCACGGTGCGGCTTTGGCCCCGTGAGGGTTCTTTCACCATCCTCACGGAGGTTCCCATGCCTGGCGTTCTCGACCAGCTTCGTTCGACGTACACGACCACCCAGGAGCGCTACCGCTCGCTCGAAGCCCTGGTGACCGCCGAGGGCCACGAGATCACCGAGATGGAGCAGGCCGAACTCGACTCCCTCGCCGGTCAGCTTCGTTCGATGCAGCCCCGCATCGAGGAGACGGTCGAGTTGGAGCGTTCGCTCGCCGCTGGCGGCAACGCTCTGGCCAACGTGCCGGTGTACCAGCCTGCGCCCGGTGGCGGTGCTCCTGCCCGCCGCCAGCCCAACCCGATGGAGCGCTTCCGCTCGTGGGGTGACTACGCCCATGCGCTCGCCACGCCCGGCGAGGTCCAGCCCGAGATCTGGCAGGCGATGGCCGAGATGACGCTGGCGCTCGAACTGCGTCAGGGCGACGTGTACCGCACCATCGTGGATGTGCTGACAACCGACGTGCCCGGCCTCGTGCCGCCGTCCTACATCACCACGATCGCTGACACGATCAACGCCAGCCGCCCGTTCATCGATGCGTTCTCGACTGCGCCGCTGCCCGACACCGGCATGGTGATCAACTACCCGACGATCACCCAGCGGCCGCTTGTCGGCAAACAAACGACCCAAAAGACCGACGTGTCCAGCCGGAAGACCACCGTCACGCAGGCCAACACCTCGGTGCTGACCTACGGCGGCGGCGAGGATGTCTCGGTCCAGGTGCTCCAGCGCACTGACCCGAGCTACCTCTCGCTCATGCTCCAGTTGTACGCCGAGCAGATGGCGATCGTCATGGACACCGATGCCGTCGCAGCGGCCGAGACGGCTATCACCACGTCGGCCATCACCCTGTCGGCGGCGGCTCCGGCCGCATGGAACAAGCTCCTGGCCGACGCCATCGCTGCGATGTTCCAGGCCTCACGCATCTTCCCCGACACGTTCGTGATGGGGTCCTCGCTGTGGGGTGCTTTCGCTGGCGCTGCAAGCTCGGACGGGCGTCCGCTCTTCCCCAACGTGAACGCCATGAACCCCATGGGCCAGATGAGCTTCACGACGCCACAGGGCGACGTGCGTGGCCTGCGGGTGGCGGTGGACGCCAACATGACGGCGTCGCATGGCGTGCTCGGCAACAGCCTGGCCTTCACCACCTTCGTGTCGGGCTACCAGACGATGAACGTGAACAACCCCACGAAGCTCGGCGTGGACTA